ACAGTCGCTATAATTTGCGTCCACGCACCCGTGGTTACGTTTGTTACCGCATAATCAAGTCTTGAGCTTGCTTTAACGTCTAAAGAAGCCAGACCGGCAGTATTATTTTTAATTGCTTGTAATTCTAGGATTGCAGCATCTTGTTTGGCCTCAGTTGCTCCGCCTACGGGAGCGCCTACGGCTATACCACCTGACGCATCGAGTGCCTGAGTGACGTATCTTAAAAGGGTAAAGGTCGATCCTACGACTGTTGGAGGGACATACATCCCTATTTCAAGCGTAGTGGGGTTTATAATCTTTGTAACCGCAGTTTCTACGCCGGTTAAGGCGCCAGCAGTAAATCTAATTAAATTCCCTTCCTGCGCCCCGTGTGGTGCCGTGGTGATGATTCTAGGGGCGCCACCAGGGACATTACCTGATCCTGCTGCCACGATTAGGCCAGCAGTTACCTGATAAACACCCCTATTTACGGTATCAAGAGAGACACGCTTCGCACCCGTAGGTTGTAGAGTGACGTAATCATTTTTTACGCCACCCTGGTCTAGAGATACGATTTTATCTGATGTTGGGAAACCTTTTATGGCTGACATGGCCTCTGCTCCTTTTGGGCTTCTTAGTGCCTAGTTAATTAACCTGCTACGTCGTATCCAAATTCTGATCCTATAACCAATAGGTTGAAATCAAAATCTGCGGCTGCGGTCATATTCCTAACTGTTATTGAGGTGGCAGAAGCCGATGTAATTGTCGGTGCCACTATAGCTACACTTGTATTTTGAATAAATGGAGTAACATTTCTTCTAAAAGCAGTTTTGAAATTAATTACATAAATTCCAGCAGAAGTTCGAGTGATTAATGATACATTTAGCCTATCAAATCCTAGTGGAGCGATAGTTGGAGTTCCGAGTGAACCTCGAACAAAAATGTTCATCATTCTCATTCCGATTTGTGCAGTACCTAGAGATCTTCGTCTTGACATTGTCATGTAATTCTCCTGTTTATCCCTTGGGAGGGTTTGTTTTTTATAGTGTAAATTTGTTGGATAAAAAAAACAAGCCCTACTTTTTTACGGTAGGGCCTGCTCTGAACTTTAAATTTTAAACCTTGGAGCATTCAAATGTGAGTTTCAGAATACATCATAAAGCAAGATTATACAATACTCCATGTGGAGTTGGAGTAATATAGTTTTCGTAATATCCGCCGTAACGGGCATCATAACTATCTTTATTCGCAACTCGAAGGAATACTGTACCATCGTCGTCAAACCATCCAAAATCAGGTCTGTGATGAACTTCAATGAAGTCATCGTTTAAGAAGAATACTCTGTCATCTGGGCAGAATCTATCCACGAAAATCCCGATAGGGCCTCTAGTGGACATAAACTCTACACCTTGGAACGACATTTGCCCCTTAATGTTTCTGTTTGGTAGGTTGTAAACTTTCTGATCTTCCATCAATGCCAACATCTTTTGGAATTGGACATATCCGGTCATAATCATTTTTGGGGATTTACCGAACTTTCTTTCGATCGCTAGCATAACCCCATTCATAAGGTCTGCTGTAATCCCTGCGGTAGCAGCATCAGATACAGTCATAGACCATCGACGTTGAACAGGAATATCGTAAAGATTTCCTGTGCCAAGAATCGACGCTTTAACGATGCCGTCTAATCCCATAGGATCTTTATAGAACGATCCTTGCATTGCAAATCCAGCAGTTGCAGGAAGTGGAGCACCTTGCAATGCTGTCAATGCAGCAGATGTTCCAACCAAAGATATAACTTTGGTAGCTGGATTTACTGCCACGATTTCAAGCAAGTTGGTGTCAACAGTACCTACGCCAGGTGCGCCGGTTATACCTGTGACAAGTTGAACGTAGTCTCTTTCTTCCCAATATGCTTGGTTGAAATTAGCTACGGTTACAAGCCACGGGGTTGCAACCGTGCCTGTACCACCAATAACTGCTGTTCCAAGTCCCTGACCTAATAGGCCAGAACCATCAGAAAACAAAATCCTAGAAGCGTTTCGCATATAGGATTCAACTGCTTTCTTAACAGTTTCCTGGGTTGCTCTAACAAACGCACCTTCGTTACCGATGGATGCTTTGATTGCCTCTCTCTCAATTTCACAGGTGGCATATACTTTTTTAGAGTAAATATGCGCCCCTTCATATCGACCAGAGTTAGCAACAGGCAGAGTACCGGAACCAACACCACCCGAAAATGACATTGGAGTTGCTACGAATCTTTCTTTACCTGAAAAATCGTATCTCTTGCGAATCCGCCCTTGTAGGACGTTCTCAGAGTTATACATATTTTCAGATTTCTTATAATAATTTATTTTAAATAAATTTGTTTGTTCTGTTAAACTAAACTGTGCCATTTAAGGCCTCCTTTTATGTTCTTCCATAAATACCTAGATCATCGAATGTTTCAAACTCGTCGCTATCCTTCGCCTTAGAGGAAGATGATCCATATTCGCTCTTATCCTCGTAAGCAACTTTTTTATTAAGTTGTTTTACCTGCTTCGGTGAACCCAACTCCGCCTCAATATTCCGTATGATTTCTTCGTCTGGGAGTTGCGGATTATCTCTTAGGTATCCAGCAAGTTGCAGTACGAGTTCATCATCGTCGATTAGCGAAGAATCAACTGATTTCAGCAAACTTTCAGACCTCAAAACGGCAGGAAGGCTTATAGCGTAGGCGATTACTTGATCTGGGGTTAATTCATTTTCCTTATTCCCTAAGGAAACAAGGTCATTGTATGCCCCGACAAATGCATCTTCCGATACTCCGCTTGCTTCTCTTTGCCTTGTTACTTCGTCAATGAACTTTTCCGTTTCCAATTTCTCTTTAAGAGATGTTCGAGAAATTTCCTGTCTCTCTTTGAGATAAGCATTTTCTTTCTCTAGGAAATACTTTGCTCTCTCAACTTCGTCCATTCCTTGTAACATATCGAGTTCATCAAGTTGCTTTTCAAGCACCTTCTTATTAAATTCATAACGGTTTCGACCAGTCAGGTCAAGTAGATAATTTAATGCCTCTAACGGATTGGTGTCAGGATCATCAAGTAGTTTACCTATTTTACCAAAATGATCGGCTATTTCATTTCTTTCTTTTTGATAAGTTTCATATTCAGTCCTAAAGCTGGCTTCCTTCTGTTCGAACTCGGTGGCCTTAGCAATAACTTCCATTGCGGTTCCGTAGTTCTCTTTGATATCCGCCAAAGATACCATGTCGTATTTGTCCCCATTCTTGAGGCGAAGTTGCATATCTGGGTTAAGTTCATAAGAATCCTCCCCATCAACAGCTTTTATAGCTTTTTTAGAATAAATAGGAGCCTTAGGTTCTTCTGTGACTTCTTCTTTTTTTTCTTCTTTTTGTTCTTCTTTTGGTTTATTGGAATCGTCGGTCTGAGTCTCCAAGGAATCCGTATCCGGTTTTTGCTCATTTTTTGCCTGTGGAGTTTCGGTATTAACAGGAACTGGATTATCGAAGGTATCTATATTTCGATCTGTTCCCGTTGAGTCTGCCTGTATAGTTATTGGTTGTGCTTCAAAAATATCGTCTGCCATAAATCTCCTATTGTTGTTGTGGCGCTGGCCCCGCGTCTTCCATATTAGCTTCTGGTTGTCCTGCTGGTTGTCCTGGTTGTGGTGCTGCTCCTGCCCCTTCTGCTCCTCCTGGTACCCCTAACTGTTGTTGCATACCTTGATTCATCATCAAGGCCTCTGCCGGTTGAGGTTCTTGTGGGATGGTGAAGAATAGTGGGAAGGTATCAACCATCGACATTTTCTGGGCAAAGAATTGATTCCTTCTTGATCTCTCATACATTAACATTTCCAATGTTTTTACATAATGTTCAATCTTTTTTCTAATCTCAGGATTAGTTTTGTCCTTGTAGCTTCTCTCTTGCAAAGCTCGCAGGAAAATATCGTAGTAGGTAAGAAGGTCATCATATAGTTCAGGATCGGCAACCACTTCCCCTTCAAGCAAAGAATCTAGTGCCGACCTAGCTGCGGTTGCGGCTATGGTGGCCTGATCTTTATAGGCATCGTCTAGTCCTAGCTCTAGCATCTGAACTATCTCTGGCCGCTTGAATACTGGGTCATTCTGAGTTACAGCATTGAGGTCAATAATCGCAGAAATTTTTCCAGTTTTAGTATCAGGGAGAGAAGAAGTATTTTGAATTTTAATATCATAGACTTTCGAGAAGTTTGCATCTTTTAAGCTCTTTATTAAATAGGTGTTATCTTTTCCTAGAATATGAACTGTCCTGTTGTCTGATTCGTCATAATATTGTGCCATCAAACCAAGCATCATCCGATAAGTTTTCCTAATTCTCTCTTTTCTTTTGGCAGATCCGATAGCCCCTCTTTGAGATTCCTGTTCATCTAAGAATCTTAGGGCAGAGTTGGCGGTAATTCCCTTTGGTGGCTCACCTCTTGAGATATCGTAAACTCCTGCCATTTTGGTGATGTAGGCTTCCAATTTGTCTTGGTAGTTAAATATCTCCGCGCCAGTTGGATTTGCTTGCACTAATTGTGGTGGTCTAGGCCCTGCGTACTCTACGATTACAAAATCGTTATTTAGGGAGCTAACCGTACAGGCACCTTTAGGAACCATCCACTTAGGAGCAGATCCAATGCCATGATTCCGAGCAATGCCACTAGCAATATTATTAAAGTGTCTTTGCAGTTGTTCG